GGCGCTCCCCAACCAAGTGCACCGGCTGGTCCTGAAGGTGGTGCGCCTAGCGAGGGTGGTGCGCCGTCCCCATCCAAACCCCAAGCAGGAGGCGCACCACCTGAGCAAGAACCACCCGCAGGCGCACTTGCCGCAATGATCGATGCACTACCGCCAGAAGCGAAACAGGCGTTGGGTGCAGCGATGGCGCAGGGTGTACCGATGCAGGAGGCGCTTGCACGTATCGTACCCGCAGCACAGCCCGCACAAGGCAACGCATAGGAGAGAATGCGCCATGCCCGATCCACTAGAAAATGGCATTGACTATGGTGATCCAGACCTGAACGCGACTGAGCAGCGTATCAGCGACACGTTCGGAGACGATACCGATGACCAACCGCCTGCTGACCCGTCCGCTGATGATACGCCGCCGCAAGCAGACGATGCCGACGATGGCACCGCTGGGGATTCTGGCGATGGCGATCCACAAGACGGCGATGCAAGTGCGGGAGGACAGCAGCAAGCCGCCGACGATCTTGTTGCTGCCAGTGGTCCGATCCGCGCCGATGCGAAAGGCAACCTCGTTGATTCGAAAGGACGGATAATTGCAACAGCAGGCCCGCAGCGTAGGTTGTGGGAGAAGTCGCAAAAGCAGGAGCGGTATATCGGTCAACTCGAACGCGATATAGCCGCGCTACGTGACACCGCGTCATCTGCTGGTGCATTGGATCGTGCTGCGAATGAGATGCGCGTGAACAGCAATGATGCACGTCTCGGCATGCAGATCATGGGGAATTTCCGTAAAGACCCCCTAGCCGTCGCCAAATGGGCCTTGCAGGAAACTCTGTCGATGGGGTACACTCTACCCCAAATTACCGGGCAGCCGGGCACACAGTCTGACATCAATATGCAAGCTGTGCAGAAGATGTTGGACGATCGCCTCGGTCCGCTTGTGAATGATCGTAACGCGCAGGTGCAGCAGACACGTGAGCAAGAAGGTGCTGTACGCGCATATAACGAGTTCTTAGCGAAACACGACTACGCTGAAGTGCATCAAGAAGTCCTTGCCAAGATGATGCGCGGTAATCCCGAACTGACTGCACCGCTCGCATATTGGCAACTCCGTGAATGGTCTACACGCAACGGATACGACTTCCGCGAACCCCTCGAACCGCAAGTTACAGCGGCACAGAGTGGACAGGGGCGACAGGCTCCACGAGGTAACAACGGTCACGCGCAACCGAACAATGCGCAGCCATCCGTACCGATGCCAAACGGGGGCAATCCAAACGCCTCCATGCGCACCGAGCCGCAGATCGCTGCACCCGATGAAGATTGGGACCGCATTGTACAATCCAGCTTGCGAGAAGCAGGCATGATCTAGGAGCGCAACACCGATGCCCGGTTATCCGACACCTCCGTACCATCCCGGTGGTAGCACACCACTAGAGGATGTTCTCCACTCAACGATGACCAAGAGCCGTAAGAAGCTCATCATGGCGTCGTTGAAGTCGAATGCATTGCAGGCGTGGGCATTCGCTACCAATCGCGTCGAGTACGAGGATGGTGGGCATGAGATCACCAACCCTCTGACAGTGGGCCGCAATCCCAACGTCACGTCGTACGAGTACTACGACAGCCTGCCGATGGCGCAGACGAATGAGTTCGAAACCGTCCGCTACAACTGGTCGCGTGTCGCAGGCAGCGTCATCATCAGCGATCAGGAGCAGGACGAGAACCGTGGCACCGCGCAGATATTCAAGCTGCTGCGTGCGAAGATGGAAGTGCTTGAGGAGTCGATCAAGGAGAAGTTCAGCGAATACCTGTACGGTGCAGGCGCTGGTACTGATCCGCTCGGCCTCGCTGCACTGATCCCCGACGATCCTACCACAGGTGTCATCGGCGATCTTGACCGTGCTGTTGAGACGCAGTGGCGCACGTCGTCCTACCTGTTCGCCGGTGCGCTGAACCAGACGAACATCGAAGAAGCATTTGACGATGTGATGCTCGACCTGACGATGAAAGGTGAAAAGCCAGACCTCATCCTGTGTGGTCGTAACATCATGCGTCTGTATCGCGCAGCCGTACGCGACAAGGTGATCTTCGCGCTGTCCGACACAAAGAATGGCGCGCGGATGGCTGACCTCGGCTTCGGTGGAGTAACCTTCCAGAACATCCCGATGGTGTACGACGAGGACTGCCCGGTCAACAAGGCGTACTTCATCAACAGCAAGTACCTGCGCTTGCATATCCTTCGCCACGTCAACATGAAGGTGAAGGAGTTGACTGCTCCTTGGGATGTCGATGCGGTTGGTCGTCGCGTCGTCTGGCAGGGGCAGTGGTGTATGTGGAAGGCGTATCGCACGCATGCAGTGGTCAGCAACTAGCGGGTGGAGTTTGGCCGCGTAAACCCGCAATGCACGGCTCCGGTGTTCGCATCGGGGCCGTGTTTGCGAAGGAAGTGACACAATGTCATATGGGAGAGCATAGACATGACCGACAAGATGACGCAACAGACACCGAACCATTCGCCCGTCACCGATCCCAGCTTCAACCCGAGTGGTAGCGCAGAGATCGCAGCTATCAAGCAGGCTGCAACTGTGTTCGAGAACGTGATCCGCGCGAACACACAGCCCGGTCGTCGCACCGCCGTCGCACTCACGCATCTGGAGACATCGGTGATGTGGGCAGTGAAGTCGGCTATCGTAGGAGACGCATGATGGCAATGCCGCAGCGTAACATCAAACCGCGCTTCGAGGTGCATCCGGTCAACCAGATGATTATCGAGACGCGATACCGCCGCACTGAGGATGGCATCAATGAGAAGTACAGCGTCGAGGTGCCATATGGGTACGATGTGTACTTCCCCGCAGGTCACAGCATCCGTGTCGCCACTGACGTAGAACTGCAACGGCTCGGCTTCATGGACCCACCCGATCTCATCGACATGGACAGCGGTGATGTGGTGGGCCAATCGCAGCCTGTGTCACTGCGCCAGAACGTGATGCGTCGTGCAGCTGGTGCGTCGAATGCGCGCAAACGTCGAAATGCTGACATGCCTGTCACGCCTCAACGACATGGTGGTGTGGAACTAGGTGATCTAGAGCAGAACGAACCAGAGGAGACTGACGATGCCTAGCCAAGCACAGCAGGGAGTACAGCGCGGCCCGCAGCCCAACCGTCTGTTCCCCATCCACAACAACTACGTGCCGAGCCTGTCATACGCTGCGGATGTTGCCAAAGACGGTCGTGTCGATACGATGGTGCAGTTGAGTGGTCCTCTCGCGGGTATCACCATCGCCAACTTCCCCGTGTGCAAGATGCCGTACGGTGCGAAGATCACGGGCACGGGTGCAGTGCGTGGGTTCGACTATCTCGGCCAGCCCATCGGTGAGGTGCTGGCAGGTGAGAGCAAGATGGCGTATTACAACGTCACACAGTATCCCGCCGGTTGCGCATGGCTCGACAAGTATGGGCTGCCGTATGCCTATGCCAGCGCCGGTGTAGCAGATGCGACCATCACCATCACCGCGCCGACTGGTGTTGCAGGTGAAGACACGCGTGGCACGTTCGTCGTCAACAGCGGCAACACGGCAGGCACCCGTAAGCTGTTGTCATATGTGCCCGTCGCTGGGAACCTTCATGGCACGCGGTACGTTGCGCCGACACCTATCCCACTTCCATAACAAGGAGACGCTGTGATGGCTGATGAACCGGTTGTTGAGTTCGTTGCTGAACCCGTTGCTGAACCCGTTGCTGAACCCAAACTCGAAGACGTACCTGATGGATCGACGCAACTCGAACAGATACGCGAGGAGAAAGCGCGTATGAGTGACGAGGCGTATGCGAAGGCGGTCGCGTCGTATCTGCCGCCCGATGGTGCCGAGTCAGCGCCTGAAACGCCGCCCGAGGATGAGACTGATGCGTTGCGGCGTGATGACGATGATGACTCTGCACCCGAGACACCGTTTAGTTTCACCACGCATGCACAGGCCGAGAGTGCGCTGCGTGAGTGGAAGGTGGAGCAGAGTGAGATCGATGGTTGGATCAACATGAGTGTGCGCGACAAGACTGCTGCGCTCAATGAGTACTTCGGCCTGTAGTCACTTCCGGGCCGAAGATGTGGGCGGTGCGATGTCTCTCCACGTCGCGCCGCCCTTCTTACATGTAGGAGGCAGCAATGGCTACACTAATCGACCTCGTACAGCGCACGATCACACGCCTGTCGATGGTGCCCGGTGCAGGTACGCAGATATACGCTGAGGATCGCATCGCAGAGATGATCTGGCATAAGTTCATCGTACTGCGTTCAGACCTGTTCTGGGATGACTTCATGGACTACGTGCAGTTGACGTGCGGTCCTGTGGGATTTCCGCAAGAGAGTGTAGTGCGTGTACCTGCTATCCCACCCAACCCGTTGGACATCGTAATCAACCGCTTCAGCGACATTCAACACGTATGGAATGAGAACGATCCCGAACCGTTAGCGCAGATGCCACGACGCAACAATCCACTAGCCTATGCGAAGTCTGGTGCCAAGCCGCGATTGTACGCACCTGACGTGACACATGTCGTACGCTTCTTGCCATACGGTGAGGGGCGATTGATGACGCTACGGGTGAAGCGATATTACCCATTCTTTCTCGCAACCGACGAAGTGCCGATGGATGAGCAGGCGTTGATCCTCGGCACAGCGTATGACTATCTCGAAGATGATGGCTCTAATCCGTCACAGATCGAGAAGTTCCGTGCGATGTTCGATGCGCGTGTGCTACAGTTGAAGCGTGAGGAGAATCAAGGGCCAATACCGATCTCGTACACGGGGGCAGCGTGAGAGCATGCGTACTCTTGCAGTAGCGCCAAGGCAGAAGCGAGTCCATCAGAACGCTATCAAGACTGCCACTGCACGTGAGTTCAATGGCGGTTGGAATGTCATCGACAATGAGTTGAATCTCAACACCTCGTATGGCGTGGTGATGGACAACGTGTCGCGCGGGTTGGATGGCAGTATCCGCGTGCGATGGGGTACACAGTTCCTCGCTGATGCACATGCCAGTGCCGCACGCATCATCAACATCACGTACTATCAAGCCAGCATCATCATCGTACTCAGCGACGGCAAGATCGTGCGCATGCTTGGCGATGGAACCAAGACGACGTACACTGTTGCTGCACCGGGCTGGTCAACCAACGTAGAATTCGTATCGTTCGCCACGTTCAACGGTGATCTCATCATCTGCAATGGCATCGACAAGCCACTCATTGCAAACTGGGACCCAGCACGTGTGCCAGTGATGACACCACCGATACAGTTCTTGAAAGACCTCGGCAGTGGTAACAATCAGTTTGTGCCCATCGCCCGGTACGTCTCTGCATGCAATCGCTTCCTGCTGATGGCTGGTGATCCACTCTATCCTGCACGTGTACACATCTCTGAGGAAGGCACGAGTGGTACGTGGTTCGGTGCGGCTGGTACGATCAACGCGACATTCAAAGACCTCGGTGCGAGTGGTATTCCCGGCGACCAGATCATCACAGGACTGAACAACTACCGTGACCGTGTAGTGGTAGGCTTCCCATCTGCTATCGTGCTCGGACAGTTGAGCATATACGATGATGCTAACAAACACATCCCCAAGTTTGATGATGTGATCGAGAACATCGGCAGTCACTCACATCGCTGCATGGTGAACATCGGCAAGGACATGTTGATGTTGGATGACAACGGTGTCCCGTCGATTGCACGGTCGCTGCTCAGTGGTAGTGTCGAGCCAAAGCGTGTCAGCGAATTGATCGATCCCGCAATTGGCCGCAACATGGGTGAGTTGGCGACGGCTGACACGTTGCTACGAACGCATGCAGTGTACAATCCAACCGACAAGCAGTACATGTGCTTCGTGCCCAACCATACTGAGGCAAATGTCAAGCTGACACCTGATCCGCTGCAAGTGTCGCTCAACGTGGGTGCACTGCGTATTCGGTGGCATGCGCACAATCTGCTACCCGGCGAGAAGATCACACTGACAGGTGTAACAGCATGGAACACCATCGATATCACCGACATCAACGGTGTGCAGATGACAGTGGTTCGTGTGATTAACAGTGAATACTTCGAAGTTGCACCCACCCTCACACCTCCACCGAACCCTGCACTCGACCGCGATGGTGGTGGTAGCAATGTGATCGCGAAACGGTGGCGCACAGAGACGTACGGCTACATCTACACCTTCGTTGACGAACTCAAGGTCAAGGCGTGGTCGCGCTTTCGTGGTTGGCGATGGAATGCGTCATGCGTGTCAGAAGCAGGCGCAGTCATCTTCGCCAATGACAAGTCCATCTTCATCCTCGGCAATCCCAACAACCCCGTGTACAGCGATGCCGTCACCGCAACAACCGTTAAGCCTATCGATTGGGTATACGAGCAGCCGTGGAATGACGTCT